GGGCCTGCGTCGAACTGATGGAGGCCGACCCCGCGAAGCTCGTGCACCGCAACAGGTTCAACACCGCGTCGATCAGCCTCACGCCCGCGCACAGCGGGTATTTCTAAGGGACAGGAATCAAGTTACTGTCACTAACGTAAAGCGGGGATAAAAGACCAACTGCGCTATCTGGTCTTTGACCGTACATAGCACCTTCAAGGTTGTGTTTAGTGGAAGTTTCAAGGAAGTACCAGTTTTCATCACCCGGTACATCACAATTCTTCCCGTCCCATGTGTGCCAGTTAGTGAGCATATAACCTTCTTTGTCAAACAGATACCAGTGGTGATTGATAATACACCACACGTTTGCAGGATATTTGCCCTCTCTGGTCTGATACCACCAGCGTACACCGTCTGCGGCACGTACCCAACCTTCTTCAAACACATTCACAATAGAATAGTCTGGGAATCCGTAACCTGCAATTTTGGGGTCTGTTCTTAAATACTTCTTTTTAGCAACACACCCGCCATTTGCAATAACTCCCGGTGCAGAAGACGTGTTACCTTCAATGGTGTAAATATATTTTTCGTCCCAATCGTACACATATCCTACATGGTATATACGTGTACTGTTCTTAAAGAAAACCTGTACACCGACATTAGGGTCTTTGAACCATCTTCCTATCTGTTTAAAAAAATTCACACTGGTAGGTGTATAAGCACTAAAACCACCTAATAACTGCTTTGCTTTATCAACACCAAACAGATGAATCAGTACAGTGTCTTGATAACTGTCACACCATGGCTGTCCCTGTACATCAATACCTGTCTTCTCTTTGTACAGTTTAGCAAACACAGTCATATTGCCGTCCCCGGCGTGTTGCTGATAATCTTCTGGGTTATCATAGGTTCCTAAATATTTCTGGTAGTCTTTCTCGCAATAATCCAGCCACTTAAAATGCTCGTCTGTGACCTTCTGAATGATTGGATAGGCTAACGGTGCCTTAGATACATAAATCGCCATTAAACACACTCTCCTTATCTTACAAATGTCTTTGAACGTTCTAATCTCTCCTGTGGTATGCGCTCATTAAATTTCAAGCACTCCCACGCCCATGGATAACCTTTATCGTCTGTCTTTGCGTTTAATTTTCCGCACTTTCTACAGTTCTTGTTACATACGATTTTCATAAACAACACCCCTAACATAAAAGACCCATACATTTCTGTACAGGTCTTTCGGCTTATTTGTTTTTCGTCTGCTTGATTAACTGATTAACCAGGACAGCTTCACCCGCACAGAGAATACCCTGCATGATTGCTACCGCAAAATTAATCGGTTCTGGTGTATACAGGTCAATTCCAATAGACAGTGCAATGCACACTGCTAAAAGAATCCACGGAATAATCCAATCAAGGACTTTCGGTGTTTTCTTAAGGAACATACCTAACACGTACACTACAGGAACGATAATCTGCTTATTCTCGACAATGAATTGTCCTAAATCCTGTGTCTGCATTTTACTTTACACCTCCTAAACTGTCTTTATTGTCCGGCACCGTGTCTGTTATTCGGCGGTCAATACCCATCTTATCGAAAAGGTAATCAACGCGCTTGTGTAAAGACTTTATAGACGATTCATTTAATGTCATTCTTTCACTGGTCTTCTGAAATTCAGATAGTAACGATTTAACGTCAGCGGACAACTGAGCATTGCTCCTTACAACTTCCTCCATTTTTACTTCCAACTTAGCGTCCTTTTTTGCTTCTTCAATCACCCGGTCTGTGTCAGCTTTGCTGGAATTACGAGTATTAAAGTAAAGGCCGCCTATACAAGACACACCAGCTACAATCAAGGAAATAATTGTGATTAACGTTTCCATTTGTATCAACTTTATCACCTCGCTTTATACTGGTTTACGTGTCCTCCACGTCTTTGTATTTTGTATGAGACCGTCTTTTATTTCTTTACGGGCTTTTTCGGTTTGCCTGTGCCGGGTCTTTTCTGTTCGTCCCCAGGGCCAGCTTCGATATGGTTCGGTTCGTCTTTTCCCTTACCGGGATTCTTACTACCAGTGTAAGGGTCTTTTGCAACGTGAGTTGATTTCACATCAACACCAGTTCCAGGTTTCTTATCTGGTGTTCCAGGCCCCGCATTGACATAGCCTTTGTTGATATTGGGTCTTAACTTCATTGTTCCTTCCTCCTGTCTTTACTGTGCTGTATTTGCGAGAATACCGTTCAGTTCTGTGTACTGTTCCTCAGTGATACGTCCTGCCATTAAAAATGTGTCAAGGATATTGCTCTGCTGTTCCACAAACTGAGCAGTAAGACCTCCACTCTCCTTGCGCAAGATATACAATGTCTTGCAATTCTTGTAGGTAACTTCACTCGGCATTTTTAGACCTCCTTCCTCATATTATGGTGTAAGACCTAACTCCATCATTGTCTGTCTGTAGTCAAGGTCAACGAGTGTTTCACTTGTCATATCCAGATTTCTTTTGTTGCGCTGTGATTCTTCCCAAAGTCTCTGAATAGTGTTCAGTGTCTCCCAGTCTTTGTAGGGATACACACTGGTCTGTAACACTTTCCCGTCTTTGTCTTTCGTCACTTCGTAACAGTAACCTAAGATATAATCATCACACTTTCCCGCAAACATTTGCGACTGGTCTATGACGTAGTGTGTCAAGGAATCATCACCTGTGGAATTTTCTCTTAAACACACTATTTCACCGTGACCGTTTCTGGCGGGGTCGTCTAACACCCATATGTCTAAGGGGTCTGTCACTATCGGCTCACCTTCTACTACTTTTACGATATCGTCACCGTCCATGGCTGTAACCTCCTTTCTCATATGTCTTTCATTATACCACACTCTAAGTCACATTTCTAGTCCCTATTACAGGAACTTTTGAAGGTTGGGTACCTAGCTCTTGGGACTTATACAAGATGGGTAATAACGTAGTAGGTCTACACGTAACTAGCGGACAAGGTGTGACATTTGAGAGTGGGTGTATCCTACTAAATATTCCGTATAAAACGGGTGTAAGATTAACTGCAAGTTCTGCATTTAATTTTTCTCCATTTAATAAACTTTGTATAAGGACAAGATGTACGTCCGCCGACACAATCGGTAAATTTAACTTTATTGAAAAACTTAATGGTGTAGAGATAGCAAACTACAATAACTTCGTTATCAATAAAGATGATACCTTTATAGTTACAGATATATCCGCATTTCATCAAACCTCAATTTTTGAGTTAATTGTCTCAAATTGGTATGCCCCAAATAACCAACTAATGATTTATCACATCTATGTAGAATAGCCTATAACTTTTGGGGTGTGTTATTAAAATATGGACGTTTATTAATTAATCTCCACTTGCATGGTAGATACCAACACAGATGGAGATTAATTAATAAACACTTACGTAATGGATACCACAACCTTCAAAAGCAAAGGTCTAAGATAGTGATATTCTATTAAAGAACAGACCTCCTTTAAGGTCACGTATCCATAGGACTTCTGAACCAGAAAAAGAGGATATCTGTGATATATCAATACTAAAAGAACCCGCTCCATTTGGTACATTAGTAACTGTGGTGCCTATATTACTTCCTTCTAAGTCTACTCTAATAGTCGCCGCGTTACTTATAAAATGTCCATTAAAATTAAGTCTTGAATACGATTGTACGTTGTAGGCTCTTCTGAATTGGATACTATTTACCCTAGAAGACGAAGTAGAAAAACAGTATATGCGGGTATTCTCAAATCGGAAGTATGCACTATTACAGTCTACTCCATAGGTGTTTACACCGTTGTAATACCAGTCCTGTGGTGTAGGTACCCAACCTTCAAAAGTTCCTACCACACCCCAGATGTTTACTCCCTTTTTAATGTTTCCTGCTACAAAGTTGCCGTTCCCAGCAACGATTATATTGCCACTACAATAGGTGCCAGCACTTACGGCTGTCTGCTGTGCAGACATGGGTGTTATAGTGGTTGCTCCTTTTGTGGCAATACTTTGTGTTATTCGTCCAGAACCATTGTGATACCCGGCAGGTATTGTAACACTGCCGTTGATTGCAAGTGTCGCACCCCATGCACCTCTATCTGGCATAGAACCAGAGGCATTACTTAAAGCGGCAGAAGAAAACGAATAACCACTAAGGACTTGTGCGGCTGTAGCATTACCTAAACCTTTATACGTCCCGGTCATTCCCAACACTACTTGACCGTTTGCTATCTTGTCTGCTGTAATACCAAACTTTGCTCCTGCTTGTGATTCTGGGTATGCAACTAATGTGTTAGTCTTTATAAAACCTTCATCACCGTTGTAACGTAACTCAACACGTCTAACACCATCTGAGTTTTCTGCTATATAGGCTTCATCTGCTAACAACACCTTTGTTGCATTATCTGATGTGTGCGTTATTGTGGCCCGGTCTACTAAATTCTTCATAGTTCCTTTTGCGGGGTCATCATCACTCTCTTTTGTTACTGCTGTGTACGGTTCCAGTACGTGTTTGTTGAGTGCTGTCACATCATCAGAACCAGTACCACCTCCACCACCGCCAGACGCATTTATATACTTCATAATGATTACCTCCCTTCTAGTGTAAACACAAGGTTTACTGTAGGAACTTTGTTCCAACACTTTGCTTCTACATACACTGTGCCACTCACGTTCACAGGGTACATTTCATCAACAAACCCGGCAGACTTCTTATAGGTCTTTGCAAGTGCCGGTGTGTTCACGTCATCTGGTATTGTCCTGTAGAATTTATATTCATCTGTGGTGTTATCTATACCACTTACCCTTATCCGCTGTGTCCACCCGGAATCAGCGGAACCGGCCCAGCCTCTGGCTGGTAGGGTCATTAAATATGACCGCTCCCAATCATGGAGGTATTTTGTTATCTTACCGATAATATTTGGTAACGTTTCTGCGGATACGGGCAGAACCTTACTTGAAGCCATACTAAACTCCACGGTGTTAAGGTTAAGCGTCCCGGTCTTCAACACGTAGTTATTAAGTGTCTCTGTTACCTCGGCTTTATACTCATTAAACCGCATATTATTTACATACCCGGCAAGGTCTACAGTAGCATTTATCTGCACACCATTTTCGTGGAATAACTGTATGCTGTAGGACAGCACCGTAGGAGTATCTGCATACGCTGGTAACTTATCTGCTGTGTCCTGGTCACACTGTGTTATCAGATAGAGTATCTCACCTTTATCCGGGTCATTTGCAAAATACCCTAACTGGTTGATGTTTGTCTGTGCGGTAACACCTTCATTGGTTAGCTGTGTCTGTATCACGGTGCTGTTATCTACCACTCTCTTATCAGTGAAGACGAGGTTTTTCACCTCGTCTGTTAAGGCTGTCTGTCTTGCCAGCATAGCTTCTGGTACTCTACCACTACCAAAGGCAGACCTTGTTAATTCTAACTGCTTGTCACCTAACGCGAGTTTTGCTATTAAAGCTAACCCCTCATTAGTAATGAACGTACAGTCTGTTCTCCATGTTGCCATTTATTTACCGCTCCTTTCTTTACTGTGGTGTTAGGTTATCTGACCTGTACTGTACAAGTGTGTATATCTTTGATTCAGTGACAATAACACCCATATGGTGTGTACCTGTTATTTCTTGCTGTGAAACTTCACCACTTACTACAGGTGTTATATAGTACGGTACGAACTGTGTTAAGAACCTCTCTACGAGTTTAACACTATTGTCCATATTCCTTAACTGTTCTATATCCGCCGCCAACATTGCAATAAACAGATAACGTCCAAAGCCTGTGTATTCTACGAGTAAATCCGGGTTCACACTGTCCATTGTATACATATAGGTTGTGTGTTCGCTGTTATATGCCTCTATCGCACTCAGTTGTCTTTGTGACGTTGCGTCCAGGTCTTCATAGTCAATCTGTGCTTTACCATATAACACGGTCAGATTATTACTTGTCAGCCACGATTTAAACCCGGCTACATCAGACGTTGCTAATCTGCTTAAAAGGATTGTTATTCCTATTCGCCCGTCCTCTAAACTGCTGTGTACACACTCATGTGTCATAGTGTTGTCATACACTGATTCATAAGGAAGACCATCACACATTCTTGGCCCCGCAATATCGTACAGGTCATTGTTAATCAACGCGAAACGGATATAACTACCTTGCACGAAAGACACTTCCCAACTCTCAGTACCATTTAATACTTGAACACCTACACGTCTATGCACTTTCCACTTGTACGCGTCTTTAGTACCTGTCCTTACAATTCTATCACGTACAGGATTGATTAGTCCACAACTTCTTAAAGGTGCTGTTAAATTAATCATTGCCCGCTGGATATAATCACTCACTGGTTCCGGTTTTGGTATTATTGCAGTGGACGGGTCATAAGGTCTCCATGGGTATGCTCTGTTACCAAAGTTCAACATTACATCAGTGAAAGTAGCCGTTTTAGGTGCTTCTAAGTCTGACCCGGTATTGTTAGTTACTAATTCAACGATAGCAGACTTAATATCGTCTTCCACTACAACACTGTGTCCCTCTGAGGTATATGACTTGGTGCCATCTGCTTTAGTGATTTTAACTTGCAGTGCGGTTTCTCCTGTACTACCGGGCGTTACAGACTTCTTAACACCACTTATAAATACTTCTCTGCCTTTCACTAACTCTGTGATTTCGTACTTAGCACCACCCCACGCTTCTGTAGTGGTTATGGTGATAACATTACTTGCCACTGTCACAGTAGTTTTATCTGTGTGTAAAGGACGTAACTGTGACGCGTCAAATAACTGTACATCATCATTGTTTGGTGTTCCTGCTGTCTGGTCTTCTAACGCTGGCACCCACTCGTTAGGTAAGTCTGTTTCGTGTAACTGTAGATTCTGAATGGTGATATAATCACCTACAGCATTACTGCCACTACTTACATATAAGGTCAATATTAAATCAGTGTTTATCTGTAAAAAGTCTGTAGCCTTAGCATTAAATTCTACACTATTCCACTTCTGTACTTCTGTAGCCTTAGCATTAAATTCTACAACTTTGACCCAATCTTCGTCACGCTGTAAATCACACCTTAGCTCTACATTGTTGTTTGTGCTTAAGTAGTAATCAAAAGACACTTGATATATAGTGTTTGGTTTAATGGTGTTTGCCTTAAAGTCTGGTACCCTGTTTCTTATACCGTAATTCTGTCCCGCTTTAGTGCATATTGCTTTTACAGCGTTTTTATCAGTAGGGGTCTGCGCACGTTCCAAACGTGAATACTGTGTTGCGTAAAAACCGTAGTAACCCATGTTGGTGTGTGATAACAGGTTACGTCTTCCCTTACTGGTGATGAACTCGTATACACCACCTTCTGAATAAGGTTTCCAGTCTGTACAGAAACACCCCTTCTGTAGCTGTACTCTTATTCTGGAATTTACAGTCTTACCACCTTTAACGATAAGGACTATAGTTCCATCTTTGATTGTCTCACTCACGTACATAGGTGTTGTTGCTTCACTCACGTATGTCTTATTCATGCCGGGTGAGTACAGCGCAAGACCTATTTCTTCTGATGTGTTATCCCCTTCCAGCACTTCAAAATGCATTGAATAATAACCCGGCTCGTAAGTGGTTATATCAGACGTATTACCATCTGTCTGGTCTATTCTGAAAGTGGTGTTTTCTGCGGCGAGTGTATTAGTACCTGTAATACTGAATGTTCCATCACCGTTGTTGGTATAAGTTATACCGTTTGACGTTCTGGACGATAATCTCAGCTTGATTAAATTTACCGGGTCTCCTACATTATGGAACGGCTGTCTAAACTCTATACTCGGTGAGGGTACACTTTTTGAATAAGGTTCAAACGGTTCCGTTGGTGTTACGTGTCCTTTCACTGGAATACCATAGGTGAATGGTTCCCATGGTTTTGCTACGGAACCTGTATTAAGCATAGGCCATATCGTGTCATTTGCTGTCTTACCCTTGTCTACTTGGATAAAGGCTTTCACCCAGGCTTCGTCACCCTTTATCTCAAAAGAATTGGTATAATTGACATAATTCTGACCGTCTTTGCTAACACGAATAAAAAATTGAGTATTATTTTTCCTTCCGCTTACACAGTAAGTTCCGGGTGATAAGGATAGATTATAGATACTGGTAATATATCCTGTAGCAGTACCTTTGACTGTAAAACTACCATCACCGTTGTTATTTATCGTAACACCGTTGTTATTTACACTAGGTAACATATCCGAATTTATTAATTGAACACCTGTACTTACTTTGTTATCATCAACGTAAGGTTTTTCAGTAACCCGGATATTATTTAACACCATGGTGCCATTTCTAGGTCTAAATATCAGACGTGTATAGGAACCTTCTGCTGTCATTGGTACAGTGTATGCAACGTTTCTAAACTTACCAACACCTAACTTGATACTACTACCTTGCCATGCAGTGCCGTCATAGTGGTTTATAGACACTTCTGTGTGAACGCCCGCGGTAGTTGTCTCACTAACTATCTCACCACTAATGTACAATGTCTTCCCCGCATACTCTGAAAATCTCTTAGTTGGCACCATATCAAATGATACTGGATTTCCTACTACGGTGAAGCCATAGTTATTCTGTATTGTGTAGGTAGCCTTATCATATATCTTTAACGCCCAATGGTCGAATATATTAGGATTATCACTATCACACACTACATAAGGTCTACATAACCCCGGAACTACTTTGACACCTCTTCCACCCCACACACCAGACACAACATTATAATCAGCGTCTAACATACGCTGTGTTACGTCCATTGTCGTGTTAGTATTATTTTTTATTTCTATAAAACCTTCACCATTGCTAAACTTAAAAAAAGGTGTTGGATATACTTTATTACCTCCTATTAAAGTGTATATTCCCGGTTTAAGTTTTTTCTTTTCCTCGGCAGTGTAGTTATTACTAATGTACATATCTGAACTGTCTGATAAAAGGGTTCCAGTTACTTGCATTACACCATTATCGTACACTTTAACACGACAATCACCACTTGTAGCAGTTTTACCTACTATATCAAGTACATTATAACCCTCAGTGGTGTCCTGTGTCGTCTCACCTTTCATTTCAAGGACGGTAATATCACCTTTATTATATCCTTGGAACGCTACAAGGTCTGTGTTCTCATAGTTCTTTACCGGATTTCTCTGGTAGTCAAGGTTACACTCCATTCCAGTCAACACACGGATTAAATATCTGATTGAGTTATAGGAACCTCTACGCCGCATTAACTCACCGATATTCTGGAACACACGTCTTTGATATACTTCACTGATTCCCCAGTCATACTTAAGTCCTATGGATTCGTATAACGTAGGAAAGAACGGACTAGGACACCTAACCGGGTCTGTCAGTTCTGTAAACTTGTTCGCAAGGTCTATATTCTTTTCAAGTCCTCCGTACACAATCACTTTAAGATAATTGTACAGAGGAAGACCTTCTTCTTGGTCTAATAACCTCCATTGTGTGGGAAGTCTACCATAGAGGTATTCAAGATATTCGTCTGCCTTAATTCGTGACAACTTTAGCACCTCCTGTAGCGGATATAGTCAACGAACCTAAAGTTAAAATCTCACTCTTAGCCGGGACTATTGTCAATGGTGTTGTGTTTATACGGAACACCCTTATGCCGTCAATGTTGGTAGACACAAGACCTTCAAGGTCGGTCAAGGATAACTCTTGTCCAAAATCATAATAACCTATTTTGAAATACTGTCTTAAATACTGCTCAACATTAGCTTTCACTTCGTCCCGCAAAAACGTGTCTTTTACTTCAAGTGTACAATCAAGACCAATAGACTTATAAGTCGGCGGGTATGCTTTCAGTTTACATCCCACAATCTGACACTCTGCAAAGTAGGATTCAATCTCTGCCTTAAGTGTATCATCAAGTGTGAACGTATCACTGTATTCTTCCCGGACTAACACATACAGGTCAATTAAATCCACATCATCTGGGTCTCTTATCGCGGACGCAAATTTAAGTTTGGTCTTGAACTCCTTTAACACTAGATAAGAGTGGTCTTCCTCCCGCACTGGTGCATACTTCGTCATGTTATACTTTGGTGCGTTTATTCTAACCTCGTCATTGGTTTCCTTGTCTGTGGCTTGTACTCTTGCGCGTTTAGGATTGAAACACTCTTTCACTACCGCTGGTCTGGTATTCATTTCAGTGATGGTGTTCTCACCTACATTACCTATCGTTCCACCACCGATTCTGTAGTAAGCGTAGATACCGTTCTTGTAAGGTTTAGGTATTTTACCACTAACACCATTACCAAAGATAATCTTTGCTTTGTTATCCATATTCAGTACGACACGGAAGTGCTTACTGTCTGGAAGACTATCAATGAAATTATCTACTCTGTCCCACTGTGTAAAACCAGTACCTTCATTAATCAGCAATGAAACACTGGTGTATATTACAGGCGCGTATGCAAGTGTAAACTCCTGGTTCTCAGCACCCGTACTGGTTCCGACTAATTCACTTTCGATTGTCTGTCCCTGTATTGCTTCTACGGTGTACAGATAATTACCGCTGGTGTCTTTCTCATTACCTAAACTTCCCGCTGGAATAACAAGGTCTTTTGTGGTCTCAAAATACACTTCACTGTCAACCTCTGTCTTAACAGTGTGCACTTTAAATCCCATGGGTATTGTCACAGCCTGTTTCTGTACACTGTTCAACACAAAGACCAAATCAAATATAGATGGTGTTGCTTCTGCCGGGGTGTAACCCAGTGAATAGCTGTTTGCAAGTATATTTTCCCTCTGTTGCGCATACTGCAAAAACACTTCATTAGCTTGTGAATCCTGGTAGAAGTTGAGTATATCTATTCCCCGGCTGATTAACTCTAGTATGACGATTCCAGGGTCTAATTCTGACGTGTCCGTGTACTCTGGTAGGTATTTTGGCAGAGTGGACACAAGGTCATTTCTCACGGATTCATAATCCCTGTTGGTGTAGTCTAACATATTGTTGCCTACATTACTCATTACTGATAACCTCCTATCTGCACCCTCGTTGTATGCAGATTACCACCAAAGTTTACAAGGTGGTATGTAATATCTGCAAATATAAGGTTTTTGTCTTGTGTCACCTGTATATCGTCAATCTCTAGGGTGTCACTCAAATGTGTCTGTATCGTGTCCTTAACTTCAAACTCCAAAAGACTTTTGGTGGTCTCGTCATTGGGTTCAAAAATCAGTGTGTCCAAATCAGAATACAGGTAGAACTCCATTAAACGTTCTCCCCGCTCTGTAGTCAACAACTGATGTATAGCTTCGTCCGTATGTGTAAAGGTGTTTGTGTTTGTAACACTCATAGCAATACCACCTCTCACGTTGATACGGAACGGGAAACTTATTCCCCGTATTTGCTTTCTGTCACTCATTAAATCACCTCTATCTTATATTACTGCCCGTCACTGTACCGGTTGCACTTATACTTCCTGTTGCGGTAATGTTGCCTTGTACTGCAAGGTTTCCTACTACTTCTACAACACCCCCACCAATTACAATTTTAGTACCCTGGTACATAATGACACGTTTTGTTTTACTGGTGGCAATGTCCTGTGGTGCTTTAGCTGTAGAATACCAGTTTCCAATCCACACAGGTCTGTTTAACTTACCTTCTTCAAACATAACCCATAAGGTGTCTCCAACTACGGGAAGGAAACAATCACCTTCTGTATCGGCACAATACTGAAAACACGGTTCAGCCCAGCCAGCGGCATATTCACCTGTAACGCTAGGGACACACACTAAAACTCTGTATCTGTTCTCCGGGTCGTCTACACTTACTACTGTTCCTCTGTACATTCCTGCTAACACTTTACTACTCATTGCAATCACCTCTACACTTTATATACAAAATCAGTTTCTACCCAGCAGAATAACTCCCTCAGTAACACTTTGGTGTTATCTTCTTTTATCTTACTTACGGTCAACACACCGTTTGCTACAGGTGTTGATACACCTAACTCACTGGGGTCAAACAGTTTTACTTTATCACCTACTCTTAAAGTATCTGCATACTCTAATTCCACGGGTTCTACCCTGGGTTCTGGTTCTGGCCCGTTCAGTGTTACTATATCGTCCTCGGATAACTCTGTAGGTGTTTTCATGTTATCCGCAAACTTTGACTTTACAACACTGATTGAGACAGTGATACCAGAACTGGTATCTAGTGCCACTGTCTTATTAGTCACGTAGTAATTGCCACTCAAATACTTTCCCACGCCGTTTATTGCTACAGTATCTCTAACTTTGATAGCAAGTGTCTTGTTTGATGGAACCAAAGGTACTTCTGCGGTGAGGGTGTTACTCTCAATTTCTACCGCTTCTTTTTTGGCTTTACCTGCGGCACTGTCTTTCTTATCAGTACCTAAACCTCCATTACTGTCCCCAGCGGTTCCGTTACTTGCAGTGTTTGATTTACCGCCTTTGGAAGTAGGTGCATATGAGGGTGTCCAACTACCTGTCTTTGGGTCATACTTCATTCCTGTAGGGTTATTACTTGGCCCTATTGGTTCATTATACGAAACACTCATAAACTACACCTCACTCCATTTTCCAGTCTTGTTATTGTACTTCATGTTCTTTTGACTGTCTGGTGTTACTTGACCGCCAGACGTTGACGCGGAACCTTCACCACCTCCTGCAACACTAGCACTGTCTTTCGCTTTAGTTGCAGGTGTTATAACGTCTGCCTTACTTTCTACCTTCTTTGTCTCTTTATTAATCTGCGGACTAAATGACTTTACGCTGTAGTCATTACTCCTGTAATAAAGGTGTGTTGATGGTTCACCTATTACGGCGTGTTTAACGTAGTACAAGGTGTTACCTACTAACTTAAACATGAAGTCCTCTATTTCATCTTGCGCGAGTTTATCTATAAAATCCGCGTCTGTTGTGTTGTCTTGGGCTATGGTCTCTTGTGTCTCAAAAGCATACCCGGCTTCGGTCACACACTGATAACCATATTCGGCGGCGATTGCCTGTACAACTGCGGCACTTGTGGTATTAGTCCAGGAACGCTTTTTCTTGCCACGGGTCATACGATACGTTTCATCAATACAGTTCAACACCAGTGTCGGATTTCCGTCTTCTGGGAAAGTTATATCTATTGCGGATATAAAACCAGAAAATGAATCTTTGGTGTTATTATTGAGGAAATACACGTCCGCTGTTATTGGCACATCATCTACGAAAATATCATCATTGATATATACAAAGTCCGGGTCTGTGACATTCACGGTCATGGTGTCTGCACCTTTACTACTGTGCATGATGTTTACGGCATTAATACAACTTCTTTGTTTGGTAGTTAAATCACTGCCATTCAGTGTCATATCATACACCGCCATTACATACTTACTTGCCACTCAATGTCACCACCTCGTCATAGGCGGGGACTATTAACACGTCCCCTACCTGTATTTCTAATTCACTTTGATACTGTGGGTTTGCGTCAAGTATAGCCCAATACAGACGTGAATCACCATAAGTCTTATACGCTATATAGTCGATTGTATCAAATTCCTTGAACACATAAGTTGTAGCTTTATCAATGTTGAATTTGTATGGTCTTCTAAACGTCAGAATTGGTGTTTCCCCGCTCTGTAAGTGTAGCTTACAGGAAAGATACCTACTACCTTGAAATAACACTGGAATCACCCTCCTATCGTTTTGAAGTTTATTGTGAACGTTGCTTCCATGACATTCAGCTTTCTATCGTGCATAGTCTCGTCTACTGTATACCCGGTCACAACACACTTTTTAACTGTGCGTCCGTATGCAACAATAACACTAGCTGGTTTTGTAAACACGGACGGGTTTCTGTCCTTCGGCATTAAACTCAATATGAATTTCTCAAATGACGCAATCTTACCTGTGGACGGATTGTCATACATATAAATTTCCATAGGAAATTCTTCTGCTTCACCTTTCACAAATGCAATGATGGGGTGGTGCATACCTACGGCTTCAA